CTATCATATCCAGCTTGTCCTGGTTTTTCACCAGATCTCTCAAAATCCTTTACGAATAAAGCAGCTGCTTCTGCTGCTGTTTTTGTTTTCTTGAATCGTTCGATTCCAAGACCACCAGATCCAGTTCTCATTTCTTCCATGATCCACTGGAGCTGCGCTTCTCTGGTATTTACATCCAATCCCTTTTGCTTTGCCCATTTCTCGAAATTTGCCCATCTATTTTTATCCCACTGAGCAAGACCTCTATGACCAGTTTTGTTTTTTGCCATGGGATCTAATCCAGCGCCAGATTCTTGCATTAAGTTACCGACGATACCCGCTGCTTGATCTTTTGTCAATCCTTGACTCATAAAATAATTCATAGCTTGATCTTGACCACTAGATCCAGAAAAATCTCCACCGCCCAAATAATCTGCAGCTGGATTAAACTCGGCAGCATTAGCAGCACCACCAAATAAAGAAGCAATACCACCAGCAAGAGATTCGAAAAAGCTTTTTAGACCTTCTCCCATTTTCTCAAATCCACCTTCTCTTTCATAATATTGCTTCATTCCCATCGCCTGCATCTTAGCAAAATCTTTATCATTTTTCTTCTGTGCTGCGAATACTCCTTCACCGAACATCTCAAACGTCTTTTTACCTCTAGTTCCTTCGAGTGGGAAAACACCTTCATTTCCAGCTTCCCCAATCAATCCAGTAACTGGACTGGTGATAATACCGCCATTTGCAAATGGAGTTAATCCAGCATCTCTCGCCATCAATCCAGCATCAATACCAGTAGATACGGCAGTTCCAATACCAGGAATAATAGATGCAATACCAGAAAGTAGTTCGCCACCAGCGCCAAGCCAGTCTCCACTCATCGCTCTTTCAGCAGCAAAAGCACCTCCAGCAAGAGCTCCCAATACAGGAATCTTCTTCATAAATCCCTTTCCGAGTCCCTTTGCCACCGCTTTTCCAGCACCTCTACCACCAACCTTAGTTGCGAGTCTAGTTGCCCTTCGTGCTCCGCCTCCTCTGCGGGTCACAGAAGCGCCTCCACCAAGTCTGCTGCCAGGACGGCGGTTCATGCCTCTCCACTCGTCAACGTAGTCTGGAATGGGCAATCCGCCGCCAGGAGCGCCTCCTAGGATAGAACCACCCCCACCAGGACCTGGCATGAAAGGACTGCACCCACATCCTTCATCTTTCTGAAATGGATTTGGTCCTCTAAAAAATTCTTTTAACTTACTGCCAGTTTCTTTCTTTTCTTCATTCTTTTTTCTCTTGGCAAAATTCTCTGGTGTCATAAATCCAGAGAGATCATTACCTTGTTCTAAATATTTTTCTTCTTCTCTAGATGCTGCCCTGAGCATCAACTTTTCAGTTGATTGTTGTTGCTTTTCCGATAGTTGTACTTCTGTCTTTGTCTGTTCTTTTACAGCATCAACTAAAGACATTATTATTTGAGTATTCTTATTAACCGCCGCAACAATATCAATTCCACTTTCTGGTGAAATTGGAGGGGCGGCTGCAGAAGTGGTTTTTACAGATTCTTGGCGAGATTTGATAAATGCTTCTCTTCTCTGTGCATTTGTCAGATATTCACCAGAGGGCCCAACTCCAGTAGTTGCTTGCTTAAAAAACGTTTCAGCGTTTAATCCACCACCAGAAGAAATTCCTGGAATATC